ATACGCGTGGTGGTACGGGTACATCTTTTTCGATTTTAAATGTGATAGTCATATGTTCCAATGCTCCTTTGCAATGTTGAGGATTTCGCTACCGTGTCTGGTAGCTATTTGCGCGAAGTCCGGCTGGACTAGGCCAAATAAGGTCTTCCAATCGCCATCAGCGACTCGAAGTAAATTCTGTACAATCTTCCATCTAGTCATGACTTCAGCATACGCCTGCTCAAGCGAGTCATAAGACAGGTCAGGGCAGTTATCCTTCGTCACGATGTTATAGCCTTCTGGTGTAACAAATAGTAATGCGGGTTCTTCTCCGGTGGACTTCCAGTACACCGCCTGTTGCATCACTTGCTGACGCGTTGGTTGCGTCTTCGGCTTCGGATTACGCCACGTTCTCGTGCCATCTTTCTTTGGCGGGTTGCGCAACGGGAAAGAACACTTGAGGTCAATCTGTCTTTCTCCGTCCGTGTAGTCGGTGAAGAGTATGATTGGGACATCGAGTTCATTCTCCGTGTGAAAGCGCTGGTGCTCCCCAATAACCTTATCCATGTCGTAATACTCTTTAAGGCCGTTATGGGCGTGTACCGCCATCGTTGGAATAACTTCTTTAAAGTGGTGAAACTCTTCTGCATCCCTGCCATCATCCCAATCCTTCGGCTTGTAAAAATTGTATTCTCTCAAGCCCAAGCGTATTGCGTCAGTTATAGGCTTACCCTGCTTCTTGCCTTCCATTGGCTTGTAATCGTCTAGCCCTTCAGCGATGTCAACAATCTCTTGTATGATTTGACCAGCGCGGGGACGGGCAGCAAATGGAAAGCCCATCTTATATTCTTTCCTTAAAAGCAGTTTTAGGATATGCTCATCTAGTGGTTGGGTAGCGCCCGATGCACTGCAATGATAGCTACCTACGCGCCTGCGGTAATCTGGTATGTTGTTCATAATCTTCCCTCCTGATGCCCAGTATGCACACATTATACACATAGTCAACACATGAAAGGGGATTATGTAGATAAAATGATGATTATTTTTACACCAGATGAGCTAAGTCCCTGTAAACATTGCGAAGGTACGGGCTATATTCCTGTGGATGTTTACATAAATGATGGCGATGTGAGTAAAGTGGATAAAAAAGTGGACTTTATTTGCGGTGCATGCGAGGGTGAAGGCGTGGTCATGGTCGGCATAGAGTTTGAGTTTGATGACGATGACGCAGATTAAATTTAGGTACGGATATTTAGATGACCCCGTGCCGGAGGGGTGGCGAGCTGTTCGCATGATTGGCTGGCATGGACTTAGGAAACGCGTCTTATTAGAGAGGGTAGGCGATGACAAACGGAAGGGCGAAGGGAGCTAATTTTGAAAGAGAAATTAGCAGAATGGTCATAGACCATCTTGGTTTCGATGATGTTAAGAGAGACATCGAGCAATATAGGCAGGCCGACAGGGGTGACATCATAGGCGTTCCGGGGTGGGTTGTTGAGTGTAAGCGGTACGCGGCAGACCGTGGCAGCTCTGGCAGTTACAAACCCGATTGGTGGGAGCAAGTTGTTAGGGCGGCTAACTCACAATGCTCTGAGCCTGTTTTGATTTACAAGTATGACCGGCAGCCCATCAGGTGCGTGGTCTATCTCAGTTCCATTAACTCTGATTATTTAGAAAAAGATTATACCGCCACCATTTCATTTGATGCGTGGTGCATGCTAGTGAGGGAAAGCCTATGATTAAATACAAACACGACCCTAAGTACATTCAGTCATTATTTGCTGTTCCGGCCATACCTGAGCCATCACAGTTTAGGAAGCGTCATGCCAGAGTAAAAAAGTCTTGACGGTGTTTCAAATATCAATACAATGCGTGTAATGTCACGCGGCATAGTACAATACAATGCTTTGTACTATGCAATGAACGGTATAATGCTTTTGTACTGTACTATGCCTATTACTTTTCTATATAAATAATACAATGCAAAGAAAAGCATAGCACTGCTTAAGCAATGCTATGCGTCTATTAAGGTTAATTTTTATTAGCTTCTTTTACTGCTATACTTAAAGCGTATAAGTACAACAATAAAACGAAGGTCATTACAGCCAGCCCGCGCCAGTGGCGGCTTCGCCCAGCACTACCAGCCATGTAAAGACATATCCTGCCATTAATGGTGTCATAACTTATTCTCCTATAAGTTGGTTGAAAGTACAAATTCATGCCGAAGCATGCTTAACCGGTCGTCTAAATCAACGACCTTCCCCATAGACGGGTGGCAAAACGCTTGGTAATCTTCAAGCATACTTGATGCCACTTCCGCTATGTCCTCCACCGCTTGCCGCTGATGGTCAGACAAGTGGTCAATTCGCTCAAGTTTTTCTTCCGAATCTTTTTGCATAGCATTATCTACAATCTTATAATGCTTTTTGTAGTCATTATAGACCTTTTCAAACTTGGCTTTATCTTCATCGCTAATCATATTATGTACTCCTGTTGGTTAGAATAGCCCTTAATGGCGTTTTAAGCGTCACTGAGGGCGGTTAGAACCCTGTCTAGTGTGATTGTACCGGACAGGGTATTACTTGCCGTGTACGGCTTTATTTTTGACTTGCTGTTTTCGTATGGCGATTTTCTTTTTTATCCCTTCGATTGATAAGAATAGATGCTTTCGCTTTGGTGATGCTTCCATGCCTTCCAAGATTCGCTCATAATGCCATAGCGAGTAATCACCTAGGCTTGGATTCCAAATAACCTTTTGTTTCTTCATTAGTCCTGCTCCACTTCTATAATGTTTACGGTTTCGATTTTGTACCAGTTGTCCAGCAACTCTTGGTTGTCTATGTTTGCCGCAATGCCTTCTGCGACTGCCTCGACATGCTCTTGGCTAGCACCTGACGTTATGGAAAACCCAATGCTAACCTTCATGGTAACTTCTAGGTCAATGATATAGCTGTCATCGTTCGGGTTCATCAGCTTGCCTCAATCAGTATAGTGCCGCGCTTAAGTACGGTCATATGGTGGCGACGTTCTAGGGCTTTGATTATGCCTCTGGTGTCGTCTTTTTGTATGTCGTACATATCCATCTCATCTTGGTAATCACGCCATGCTTCATCTGGTTCATACTCTGACCAGTCGCAACGTATGGCTACAGGGTCGAATTCTATGTCCTTGTCCATGCTGTCGCTCAAGTCTTCGTAATACTGGGCTAGCCATTGCAGGGCTTCATAGCTGAAGCTATCCCGTAATACCTTGTTTTGCGTAAAGTCTACTTCATTTGCTGTGATTATAACTGCCATTAGTTTGTTTCCTCTTCCCGTAGTTCTTTAATAATTACGTCTTCGGCTTTTGCTATTGCTCTGCGGATTTCTTCCCATCCGTTTTTTGAACATAGGTCGTGAAGTCTTGTTAATTCAACAAGTACATATTCCATTTTTTTCATTAGTTTGTTTCCTTTACTGCTATGATTTCAACATCGCCAAGTGAGTAACCGCTTGAATATAAGCTGGTTTGTCTTGACCTAACGCGGGCTTCTGCCAGCTCTTTTGCTTCTTCCGGTGAGCCAGCGCAAACGCGCATTTCTTTATAAAAATCTACATACATGCTCACTCTGTAGCTATCGCGCAGATGTTTATTGGTTTTTGATATGGTGTTACTCTTTTCTGTCATTAGTTTAATCCCATCCATTGTTTGCTTGTGTCTGTTGTCCATTCGCCATTGTTGTTTTGGTGGCACTCATAGACAACACATATTACTTCTGCTGTTTCTTCGTCTTCCCATATGCAAAGGTCAAACATCCTTTCACCAACCTGAACGCCATACCAATCCATTTCTTCATCGCGGCCGCTATGCTCGCCTTGTATGTGTGCATCGGTATGATAAAACGCAGTTAAATAACCTTGCTCAAATTCTGTAAGTTTTAGTTCGTCCATGGCTCTACGCCTCCGTAATGTTTGCTAGGTTGCCTGCAATCTGCCGGAACGCGGCTTGTTGTATTTCGTCCAGCGCGTAAGTGTTGTCTTCGTTTATTTCAATCTTAACATTACGCTCTTTGCATGTGATGTAGGCCTTGCCTGCAATCTGTCTGAAGCGGTAGGTTAGACCCATAACTTCCATTATGCCGTTTAACCGCTCGCGTGTGGTTGTAGTGTTCCAGCCGGCTAGACTTAACCAAGTACCATTAGTTGGGTGGCATGATGCAATACGATTGCCGTGCAAGTACATGATGGTATTCCCATTGGGTGCTTGTGTAACCTTGGTATTGTTCTGTGCGAAATTGCTATAGTGTACAAACTTGTTTGCGGCTTCTTTGCTAATTTTACGCATGATATGTTTCCTTTCGTTGCGTTGTGTAATGCCTATTGTAACCAACAATGTGGCTACAATAGGGCAAGGTGATTAAAAGTTGAAATTTAATTGCGTGCGGTATTTGGCCATCTCAATAGCAACGGGTGGCAGTAGGTCGGTTGTAAGTACAGTCTTACTGCTTCCCATTATCCCGCCAATGATGCGTAACGGTTTGCCATAGCCACGGTTACTAATGCGTTTGCGAAATGCACGGGCACGGCTGTCACGGTCAAACAAACCTTGCTGGTCTAAGTACCATATGACGCCATAGTTATCTTTATAAACAAGCTGAACGTGTTGGGTGGTTGTAACCATATACAATTCATTGCGCTGGGCTATGTCGTTGCAAAACCTGTTTAATGACATACCCATAACTTCTAGCGCTTCATATTCCAAGCCCATAGCATCCATTACTTCCAGACGCTCTTTTTCAGACGTGCCACCCGTCCAGCGTCCTTTCTTCTTGGCAATGCGTGGCAACATCCTAAACTTGTTTTCCACGGTCTTATATGGCAATCCAGCGGCCACGGTTACGGCTATTACGCCACAATTTGACCGGCAAACCGCATCATCTGGCAATTTAAATCCATCAATCATTATACTTTCCCTTCCTGTAATTGTGACCATTCTTCATTGCCGAAAGTCATGCCATTAAATATTTTGACTAGTAGGCTATTGCGTTCCGTTATTTGGTCGCGTTCCTCTTCTGTAATAAGATAGGGTGAATGGTCTACTTCCCATTGTGTCATATGCTCAATGGCATCATGTGCCGCGTCTAATGCTTCCCATTCCGTGCCATATGTTGTGATTGTCGGGTTAGTGTCTAGCATGTCGGCATATACTGCCAATTTATAAAAACGTTCCATTGTTCCTGTTCCTTCCCTATGCGCTATGTATTGAGTCCAGTGTTAAGCACGCTCTGTGCGTGCCTAGGTAAACTATTACTTCCTCGCCAATATAAAATTCTATCCCGAAGGCCTGCATACTGTTTGCCATTGTGCGGAATTGGCATCCGTCACATTCCAGCATGAATTGCGGGTTTCCCATGGTTGAGTTCTTCATTCGCTTGACTAATTTTAATATGCCTTTGTGTCCTGTTACGTTTTTCATGATGCGCTTCCTTCTATGCGTGCTGTTTGATTGTGGTTTGCATGTCTTCGGCTTCGTAAAAGCTAGGCATGTCATAAAATCCAGAATAGTAAAACGTGCCGTTGTGCTTGAAGAGCATTGACGACTCATCGCCATATTCCCCATGCTCATAAAACGAAACACCTGCAACGGTTGCCAAGTATGTGTGGCCTTGTTGCTGTTTTACGTCTGCGAATAAATCATTGAATACTGTCATAACGCGTCCTTTCGTTGCTGTTTGTAATGCTATGTATGCGCTACTCATAGGGCAGAAATAAGGCAGAATGTGTTTATTTTGTGATTATTTCATTTTTATTTAACGTGCTATGTAATAGACAGTATAGACCACAATGGTTATTATAGGCGCAAGGACTGGCGGCAATGCGCTGGTTTATTATTGGATGGATGGATTACTGAATGATTAAATGGATGGCTAAATAGATGGATGTACATTCAAGTCAACACACAAAGGCAGACAATCCCGCGCGGCAATGCTTATTCATTACATATAAGTATGCAGGCATGATGGATGCAGGCACATGACATGCAATAATGTAGCGCACACACACGCGCAGGCACGGGGGGGTGTGCGCGCACCCATGCACCCGCGCAGGCACGCGCGCCCGAATAGTATGTTAAATACCTGTCATCCACACACACTAAGGAGTTACCATGGGTAAGATTACAAAGGCTAATTTAGACGGGGTAGTTAAGCTGCTCTCTGACGGTCACAGCTTGGTAGAGGCTTGTAAGAGGACTGGGATAAGCCGTGCAGCCGTTTACAAGCGCATGGGCGGGGATAAGGAGTTAGAGAGTAGGATTTATACTGCGCGAGCTGAGAGCGCTGAGAGAGCCTTAGATGAGCTTGATGAGCTGTATATGAACGCGCTGGAAAAGAAGAAGGATTATGACCCGAACATCTTACGGGATTATGGCAACCATGTTCGGTGGAAGGCCAAGGTAAGTATGCCGGAGAGGTACGGGGAGTCTAAGAATAGGGCGGGGGTCGAGGTTAGTGATGGCACGGTGCGTATTTTGTGGGAGACGGAATAATGGATTGTCCAAACTGTGGGGGTAAGTTGTATTGGGGTTCTGATGATGGGTTTGAGGATTTAGACGGGCAAGAATACCTTGAGTCTTTCTGGAGCTGCGGTAAGTGTATGACTAGCGTGACGGTAAGTGTTCCTGTTAATTATTCCAATATTCCGGCTCTAGGGGAGGAATAAAGAATATGTCGTTTATAGCTGACAGGGTTCTTAGTCAAACAGAGTCTGGGTTAGCTGGGGAGTATATAGCTGCCGCCAGTGTTGTGGCGCGGGGCTGGCGGGTAGCGATGGCGCAGCAAGATGCTGTTGATTTGGTGGCTTGGCATCCTAAGACTAGCGAGATTTTAAGGATTCAAGTTAAGTCATGTCAGTCATCACGGCAAGACAGTGACGGTAAGAAGCGATTAAGGGTTATGTTTCATACAGGCATAGGGGGTACTAAGCGGCAGCCCACAAAAGATGACTATGACATTTTGGCTTGCGTTGCATCAGAGCAGCGCACTGTTTGGTTCTTGCCTGTTACAGAAATAGAATTTAGGAAGTACACAAAGCGCACTGCTTTCTTTGACGACCCGATTATTGAAAGACGAAGCTGGGCGCATGCCCTAGATGTTTTAGGAGTATTTGATGGACGTTAAGATTCCCTACAAGCCTAGACAGTTACAGGCTGACATGCACAAGAGTTTGAAGCGTTGGAACGTGCTAGTCATGCACAGACGTTTCGGCAAGACAGTGTGGGCAGTTAATCAATTAATAAAAACCACTCTTACTTGCCCACTTCCCAGACCACGGACTGCCTTCGTTGCGCCTACATTTGCTCAGGCTAAGAGGATTGCGTGGGATTACGTTAAGTTTTATGCCGGTGTAATACCGGGGGTTAAGTTTAATGAAACAGAATTACGGGCTGACTTCCCTAATGGCGGACGATTGATGCTGTTGTCTGCTGAAAATCCTGATGCCCTACGGGGGATTTATTTGGATGAGTGTGTCTTTGATGAGTTCGGGATGCAGAATCCAAGGGTGTGGGATGAGGTAGTCAGACCAGCTCTGTCGGATAGGGAGGGAAGCGCATGCTTCTTGGGTACTCCGGCAGGGCATAACCATTTCTTTGACTTGCTACAGACTGCTCGCTCTCAGATTGAAGAAGGGTCGGGCGATTGGTACTACAAGATTTGCAAGGCTAGTGAGACAGGAATTGTTAAGCCAGAGGAATTAAAGGCAGCTCAGGTGCAGATGACACCAGAGAGGTTTGAGCAAGAGTTTGAATGTTCATTTACTGCCGCCATTATTGGCGCTTACTACGGCAAGTTATTGTCTGACGCAGAGGATAATGGTAGAATAACCAGAGTGCCGTATGACCCAATGTACCCTGTTCATACGGCTTGGGACTTAGGCGTTAACGATTCCACGGCTATTTGGTTTGCCCAGATTTTCAGAGGAGGTGCTATAAATGTTATCGATTACTACGAAAGTTCTGGCGTTGGTCTCAACCATTACGCAGATATACTCACAAAGAAAGATTATAATTACGGCGACCACCTCGCTCCTCACGACATTGAAGTCCGCGAGTTTGGTTCGGGTAAAAGCCGCTTGGAAACGGCTCACACGCTCGGCATCCGATTCAGAGTAATCCCTAAAATGAAGATAGCAGATGGTATTAATGCTGCTAGAATGATGTTGCCCAAGTGTTACTTTGACAGAGACATGTGCGCTGAGGGGTTAGACTTACTCAGGCAATACCGTCAGGAATGGGATGAAAAACGTCAAACCTTCCGTGACAATCCAAGACATGATTATACCAGCCACGCGGCTGATGCTTTCCGTTATTTAGCTGTTGGGTTAGAGAACCGTGCGGCTGTAATTCGACCACCACAACAGGTAGCTATGAATGATTACAACGTGTTTGGGGTTTGAAGAAAACCCTGTAGTTATTAATCTGGCGGTACACAGTTTGCTGGCCAGAAGCCCTTACCATCGGAATATGGATGAAAGGGATTTTGAGAGATTGTTTGTTCCTCCGTTGCGGTTAGAACAGTTCTTGATTGTGTGGCGCGACAACAAGCCGGTTACTTTGGCTACTTGGGCGTTCCCTGACAAAAAGGACATAGAACACTACAGACTGATGAACATGTTTCCAGCCGGTGCGTTTTACAGCGATGGTCATAACCCGTGGGTTATTGACTTTATTTGCGTTTCTGGCAGAGAAGATGTATTATTTACTTTCAGAGAATTGAAGCGGCATTTTGTGTATATGGGTTACGACCGGTGTTTCTGGCTGAGAACAGAGACGGGTCGAGTCGGCAAACACATCCTTACAGGAGACTAACATGGGTGGTGGAAGAAGTGGCGGTGGAGTTGAAAGAGTTAACTCTGAAAAGGCTAGAGAGCAATTAGCCGCTAGAAAACAAACCATTAAAGACAGTAAACTTTCTAAAATGCCGGGTGTTGGCGGTGCTTTGTCTCAGGCGATGGGAGAGTTTAGCATTGCTCAACAGGAAAAGAGTTTAGAGGAGGGCGGCTATGCTGTAGCAGTACCGGGAACATCTTTTGCTCCGCAAGGTCAGGCTTACACAGAAGCTCCCGGTATGAAGTCTAGCAGAAAGATGGGCGGTGAAAGATTTGCTGTAGGCTCTCAGGGCAAGCCTTCAAAGGAAGGTCCTGCTGGCAGCATAGGGCAATACTCAGCGTTTAAAAAAGGCTCGCAAACAGGAATGGGTTACGTCGGTGACGTTGCCGGTGTGGTAAAAGAAGGCGAGCTTTTTGGGCAAAAGACTAAAACCTTTACCGGCAAGACTGGCTATAGCCCGTCAGGTGAAAAAATAGATGAGCCAAAGGGCGGTGGTGGACAGGAGCAGACTCTTGTTGCACAAGCTGAAGCAGAAGAGGCAGCGCCAGAGTCAACGATGGCAATGCTACCGGGTGAAACTCCTTCTCAATACCGTCGTCGTGTGCGTCGCTTTGGTGGCGGCACAATCGTTGAAGGTGGCGGAGTCCTTTACAAATAGGGTTAGTTATATGGCAATAAGTGACGAAGTATTTAACACCGTAATGGAACATATTCATGTTTACGAATCTCAAGCCGGTGAAATAAAAGACAAAGACCCCATTGGCGGCACTGAAAGCGAATTTCACATGAAGGTTGGGATTGCAAAAGTGTATGACAAATCACTCAGTAAAATGACACAGGAGCAGTTTGATGAAACTGTAAGCTCTGAACGCAAGCGCGAGCTTGCGGAGCAGCATGTTTTAGCTGAGGCGGCCCGGATGGAGAGTAATGGTATTGATTTTAATGTTTTGAAAACAGGTGAGTCAGTAGCTTTGCTCAGTACAATATACAACTATGGTAATCAGCCAAATACAACCAAATGTTTTAGCTACCTGTCCGAAGCAAGAAAGAAAAGACCGAACATGACAAAAGAGTTTGAGGTGCAGGCTATGAACTCATTAGACATTGCGCGAGCAGATGGTGAGATAAGTATGGGTGCTATGCAAAGAAGCATCTCACATCAAGCAACATTTACTGGGAAATTAAATGTTGAAGAAACTTACAAAGCAACGCCTAATTATTCAGCAAAAGACAAGGCTGATTTGTATGCCGACATAACAAGCAGAAGCAAAGAGTGCAAAAGTTTTGCTGAGGTAATTGAACAAAAAGACTTACTAAATAACGGTGAGGAGATTATTTACATAACAGAACCTCCAAAGCCAGACAAGCTGCCTACTGCTGGCTTTACAGAACAGCCTAAAGAGGTTGTTGACATTGATTTATTCCCAACACCAGATGTAGTTACAGGAGACTTGTAATGGGTTTTTTAACGCCTAAAACTCCACCGCCACCCCCGCCACCAGAGCTGCCACCAGAACCAGACTTAGGCAAAGCTGCTGTTATGGCGGAAGAAGCTGAGATGGAAAAGCGTAAGCGCAGAAAAGGCGCTGGCTCTACCATTGTTGCGGGCGCTCTTGGCGAAAAGGCAACAGACGTTACCACAAGCAAACCAACATTGATGAGTTAAGCTATGAAACCTAATGACATCGTAAAGCGCTACGAACATACAAAATCCCGCAGAGATAACTGGGACACCCATTATCAAGAGCTGGCCGACTACATGCTGCCTCGAAAGGCTGACATCGTTAAGAAGCGGTCACGCGGTGAAAAGCGTATGGAGTTAATTTACGATGGCACAGCGTTACAGTCTGTTGACCTCATGGCGGCTTTCCTCCACGGGATGCTGACAAGCGGAAGCGCTCCTTGGTTTCACTTAGACCTAAAAGATGAAGACATTAACCGTGACGATGATGTGCGTGAATGGCTGCAAGACACCAGCATGCGTATGATGCGAGCGCTTAACCAGTCTAACTTTGAGACAGAAGTCCACGAAGCCTATGTTGACCTTGTTGTCTTTGGTACTGCTTGCATGTTCTGCGAGATGGACAAGGGTGGGCTGCGATTTAGCACACGTCATATCTCTGAGTTTTATGTGCAAGAAGACCAATACGGCATGGTTAACACCGTGTTCCGCGAATACAAGATGACTGCTGCTCAGGCGGTGGAAAGATTTGGATTAGATAATGTTGGGGATTTTATACGCAGAACTTTTGAGAAAAAACCCGATGACGACATCTCAATCCTACACGCAGTTGTTCCGCGAACAGAGCGAGACGTTACCAAGGGTGACAAAAAGAACATGCCTTTCATGTCCGCATACATTGGCATGGAAGACAAGAA